AACCCAAGCAGAAACCCAAGCTGAACCCAAGCTGGAACCCAACGGAAAGGAAAGGAAAGGAATGGAAAGTAATGGAAGAGGAAAGGAAGAAGAAGGTCGCGTGACCGCTCCCCAACGCTCCAGTTCCTACCTCCTCGACGATGAGTTTTGGGCCGAGATGCGGCGGCACTACCCCGGAATCGATGTCGATGCGGAGCATCGCAAGGTGGATGCGTGGCTGCTCGCGCACCCCGGACGAAAGAAAACTCGGCAGTTTGTCATCAACTGGCTGAACAAGGTCGAGCCGACCTTGGCCCCGGCCCAAGCAAGGGAGGTCGATCTGTCATGGTAGCCACCGTTCAAGCCTGTGCGACCCCGGAGTGCTTTAACAGCGTTCCCATTCCGAGCGAGGATTTCGTGCGCTACTTCCCGACCATGAAAATCCTGTGCGAGGACTGCGATGTCCGGCGGATCGAGATGCTGAAGCAGGAGCAGGCCGCAGAAGAGCAGGAAAGGCGGCAGGAGGCGTTCCATGCCCTCTGCCCACCACTCTACCGCGAAAGCGACCCGCAACGCATTCCAGCGGCATTTCTGCGCGAATGCGAGGCATGGGAGTTTTCACCCCACGGGCTGGGATTCGTGGGACTAGCGGGTTCCGGCAAGACTCGTGCGGCGTGGATGCTGCTGAAGCGACTACATTTCAGCGGGGTGCGAGTCTTTGGCATCACCGCCACGCAGTTCGCGAAAGCCTGCGCCGACCAATGGCACGATGATCCGCAGTCCAAGGGAATGGCCGAGGACACGCTGACCCGGTGTCGCCGGACAAAAGTGCTTTTGCTCGATGACCTCGGCAAGCAGAAGATGACCGAGCGGGCGGAATTGGAACTTTTCGATTTGCTGGAACATCGGACGAGTCACGAACTCCCGGTGATCTGGACGGCAAATGCGGGCCGGGAATCGCTGAAACAGATGCTCTCGCTTGACAGGGGCGAGCCGATCCTCCGGCGGTTAGCGGAGTTTACGAAGATTGTGAAGATATGAAGCTCATCAAAGTTTTGACTGATACCAATTGAACACGCTACAACACTACATCCACGCGCAGAACTACGACGAGATCGACACCATGAACACCCTCCAAGACCACGGCATCGTTTCGGACAATTGCGTCCACGCTGCCGAGGTGCATGACACGGGCCGCGCCGTCTCGTTCCTCAACAATCTCCCGCCAGAACATAAACCAAAAAAAACCACAAAAAAATGATCACATTAAGTATTGATGTCACCCTCCTCGACAAGTCCCGCTTCAAAAGGCACACGCGCAAAAACGGCAACCAGGCTATCTTTGCCGAACTCATCCTCATCGACACGCCCAACGGCGAATATGGTGACTACATGGTCAAACAAAGCGTGACCAAGCAGGAGCGCGAGAACGGGGTCAACCTCCCGATCCTCGGCAACGCCAAGCAGGTCGTGCCGGTCGAAAAAGCGGTCAAAGAAATCCAACGCCATGTCGAAAAAACGCACACCGAAGACGGCGAAGAAATCCCGTTCTAAAGTGACCGCTTCATACCACTCCGAGGGCGTCCGGGAACTCGCCTGCGCCCTTATCGAGCAGGCTTTTTGCGACCTCCGAAACGAGGTCGATTACAAATCCCAACACCAAAAGCGGATCATGCGCGAGGCCCGCGAGAGTGCCGCGCACTTTTTCAAATCCCGACCCTACCGCCAACTCTGCACAACGCTGCAGCTCCCGGCGAACAGGATTTTCAAGGAGGCGTTGAAAACATGACACCAGAAACTGATGCAGCGGAGCGGATGGCTTACTCGCAGGAATACATGGTTCCGACCGAGTTCGCCCGAAAATTAGAGCGCGAACGCGACGAGGCGCTTTCACAAATCGTGCAGGCAGAGTGCCGCGCAGAGCGATTCTGCCAAGAACGAGATGAAGCGAGAGAGGATGCCACAAACTATTACGCCAAGATCGGAGAGCTAACCCAAGAGCGAGACGAGGCGCGGGAGGCGTTTCGTTTAGCCGAAAATGAGCGAGTCGATATGGCGAAGCAGCTTGTAAGCGAGAAGGTATGCCACGCCAAATGCCAGAACGAACGCGACGAGGCGCGGGAGGCGCTGAAATCCAAGTGAACTGGACACATGAACAACTCCGAAATCTCGGCTACCGGCAGAACCCCGATGGCTCATTCTCTCACTCTTCAACTTCCGGGCTACCTCACGCCAAGCCTCAACCGACTCCTCGGCCAGCATTGGAGAGCCGTCCAATGCGAGAAGAAACGCGCAAAAACCGCACTACTCTCTGCATTACAAGACACGCCACCAAGCTCCTCGACGCCGACAATTTCGCAGGCGGTTGCAAACCTCTCATCGACCAACTGCGCTACGCCAAACTCATCGCTGACGACGATCCAGAATCGGTCGAAATCCTCTTCCGGCAAGCCAAAGTCAAAACCAAGAAAGAAGAGCGCACAGAAATAGAAATTCGGCAGGGGGATTCTAAAGGGGGAATCTGAAAACTTGTCAAGGCCTATTTTGACTGATACCATCTAATGCCATGAACCCGAAGCCGAAAAAAAAGCACGGCAGACCAACCAAGTTCACCCAAGAACTTGCCGACACAATCTGCGAACGCATCGCCAATGGCGAAACGCTTCGGGCAATTTGCCGCGAAATTGGGTTTCTTCCTTCGACCGTCATCATGTGGACGATTCAGAATAAAACCTTTTTTGAACAATACACGCAGGCGAGATTGAAGCAGGCCGATGCCTACGCCGACATGATCCTCGACGAGGCGTTCAACTCGCATGACGCACAGATTGGCAGGCTTCGGGTTGATGCCCTCAAATGGGTCGCCAGCAAGCTCGCGCCGAAACGCTACGGCGACAAGGTCGAGGTCGAGCAGACCGGGACGCAAAAAATCCGGGTGATCATGGGCGGCGATGTCTGAAGCGGAATTTGAAATCCGCCCCCGGCGTCAGTTTCGATCCTATCTGGAGCGAGACAAACGCTGGGCTTGCATGGTGGTGCATCGCCGAGGAGGGAAAACATTTGGGTGCATTCAAGACCTCCTCAACAAAGCATTCACGACCGAGCGTCCCGGCCCCGCGCTGCGGTTCGCCTACATCGCGCCGACCCGCGACCAGGCCAAAGATATCGCATGGGGCTACATCAAGACCTTCCTGTCACCATTCCCTGGTGTGAAGATCAACGAGGCCGATCTCATCGCGACCTTGCCGCACGGCGCAACGATCCGGCTTTACTCCGGGGAAAGCTACGAGCGGATGCGCGGGCTTTACCTCGATGGCGCGGTGATTGACGAATACGCCGACATCGACCCGGCGGCGTGGCATTCGGTGATCCGGCCTTGCCTGTCCGACTACAATGGCTGGGCGACCTTCATCGGGACGCCGAAAGGCCGGAACGCATTTTGGCGGTTGTGGAATGACGCCTGCGGGAATTCGGAATGGTTCACATTGATGTTGAAGGCGAGCGAAAGCGGAATCATTCCCGGCGAGGAATTGCAGGACATCCGCAAGGGAACCCCGGCTCACATATTCGAGCAGGAATACGAATGCTCGTTTGCCATTGGACGACCCGGCGCGATCTATGTTCGCAATCTTGAAAAGGCGCGATCCGAGAAGCGGATCAGCAACGACATCCTGTGGTTCAAGGAACTGCCGGTCTACACCTCATGGGATGTTGGCGCTCCGCTGAACCAGAAGGTGTGGGTGTGGCAGATGGTGGGCGACCGGCTCAACTATCTGGAGGCATTAAGCGGTGACGATGATTGCAAAACGCCTGCGGATTGGGCCGCGAGGCTCAAGGCCAAGCAGTATGCTTACGGCGCTCATTTTCTCCCGCACGATGCCGCCACGGAAAACGGCGGACTCTGGCAAGGTGCGCTCGCGACCGCCGGACTGACCGGCGTGGTCCCGGTTCCCCGGCAACTCTCGGTGTGGGATGGGATCAACCTCGCCAACGATGCGTTCCCGCGAATCCATTTCAACGAGGCCGGGTGCGTGGACGGGCTGGACGCGCTCGATGCCTACCACGCGAAAGAGGAACGCGATGGCGTGACAATCAAAGATGTGCCGGTTCACGACTGGGCATCGCATTTCTCCGATGCGTTCAGTTTGTCACACCAGGCAATCAACCGTGGAATGGTGATCGACCGATCCGCGATTCCGCGCAAGGCGACCAGCGGTGAACGACCAAAGGTCATGGCAGGATTTCGCGGCGGGTTTTCGCGAGTGAAACGATGAGCTTGGAACTTGTGCCAATCACGCTTCGCGAAGCCAACGACTTTGTGGCAAACTTTCATCGCCATAACGGACGCACGGCCCGCGATGGCGGCAAGTTTGCGATTGGTGCTGGAACTGAAGACGGGCTGGCCGGCGTGGCTATCGTTGGCCTGCCGCTGGCTCGACTTTTAAATGACGGCTACACCGCCGAAGTCTTGCGGCTTTGTGTGAAACCAGAGCAGCCCAAGAATGCTTGCTCGATGCTTTACTCGGCCTGCTGGCGGGCATGGCGGGCAATGGGTGGTCGAAAGCTGGTGACCTACACTCTCCAGACTGAATCCGGCGCAAGTCTGCGCGGTGCCGGGTGGAAAATTGTTGGCGAAGTGAAGGGGGGGGGTGGAGCAGAAAGGATCGCGTCAGAGATTGGCAACCCATTTACGGCCAGCAAAAATTTAGATGGGAAATAGCGTGAGCGTCCACAACGAGATCGCCGACCTCTACCGGCGCTACCCGCAGCCGCGCACATTTCCCGAAGATGTCGAACTCCACGCTTGGCATGGCGTTGCCATCGTCCTGCCGCATTTCGTCATGCTGGCCCGCCCGGTGGACATCCACGACCCCGAGGAACGCTGGCGCGATCCCGCCCACCGCTACAACATCTTGGGGTGCGACTGCTGGTTCATTCACCTCTATTGTGGTATCAGTCAAAATAACCCTTGCAATTTTGCTCCGCATCGGTTGCCTTTCATCGCGTGGAGCCGCCGCGATGGCCGGGTCCGCATTTACGAAACCCAAAAACTCCAATTCAAATGCGAATTTCTGACCCGGTCGAAAACCCACTAATCTCCGCGACAACCTGTTGGTTCGGCGGCGGAGGCCGCAGAGGCCCAAGCAAGCAAGAACAACAGCAGGCCCAACAGCAACAAAAGCAGATGCAAGAAGCCGCAGCACGGCAGGCCGCGATGCAGCAGAAGCAACTGGAACTCCAGCGCCAGCAGTTTGAGGAGCAGAAGCGCCAGCAAGCCGAGGCACTCCGCCAGATGGA